TTGACTGGTCTGGTTCTATGCAGTCTCAGTTACTTGACACTCTAAAGCAAACTTACAATCTAATTTGGTTCTGTCAGAAGTCTGGTATTCCTTTTAGATTATATGCTTTCCAGTCTGGATTTAGTTCTTATGGTTATGATCATAACTCTAGTATCAGTACTCAGCAGAAAGAAGGTGAACTTTCTATGGGTGATGACTTCCGTTTATTTGAGTTCTTCTCTTCTCGCCAGAATAAGCAGTCTCTAGAGAAGTCTATGCAACTAGTATACCTTCAAGCGTTTGCTATGAATGGATGGAGACTTTCTTACTATCAAGAGTATACTCTAGGTGGAACTCCTCTTGCAGAAGCGATCTATTGCACTCGCAATATTGTTGCTAAACTTAAGGAAGTTGAGCGTGTTAGTAAAGTCAATGTTATTTGCTTGACTGATGGAGAAGCAAATCCTATGAGTTACGTTCATAAGTTTGCTGATGACCATGATTATCGTGCTGGTGAATGTAGTGAACAGTATCTTTGTCATGCTCGTGGTAAGGTATTCTTCCTTCGTGATCCTAAGACTGGTTACAGTCGTAAGATCTCAAGTCATCCTTATGATACTACAAAGGAGATTGTATCTTTCTATCGTGAGATAACTAATTACAATTGGGTTGGAATTCGCCTATGTAGTAAATCAGAACTAGGTAGACTTGTAAGAGAATTTTCTTATGAGGATTCTGCTTCTATTGATAAGCAATGGAGGAAAGAACGTTTTGCTTCTATTAAAGAGAAAGCAGGATTTACTGAAGCGTTCTATATGCCAGATAAGAATACTGGTCTAGGAACTCAAGACCTTGAGGTAAAATCGAAAGCAGAAGTTGCTACTAAAGCAGAACTAACTCGTGCGTTCAAAAAACACATGGGTTCTAAAATGACAAACAAAACTATCCTCAATGCATTCATTGAGCAAATCGCATGAAATGTAAAGTATCACTATTCAAAGCAGGTACAATTTTTGAAGAAATTGTTCAAGCTACAGACTATGAAGATGCCAAAGAAGTTGCCTTGGCAAGAAACCCTAATGCAACTATCATGGGGGTAACAGCAGTATTTGATTGAATGAACATCTTTGTTACTGATCCTGACCCTGTTGTATCAGCACAATGTTTGCCTGACAAACACATAGTCAAGATGCCTTTAGAGACCTGTCAAATGCTCTCTATTGTTGCGTCTGCTAGTTGGGGTCATGGGTATGGTCATTTACCCAAGAAGAAAACTGGTACTTGGTATGCTACTGCTAAGGGTGCTTTTCGTAATCATCCCTGTACTATCTGGGCACAGTCTAATTTTCGTTGGTTGATCAAGCATGGTCTTGCTCTATGTGATGAGTATACACATAGATACAATAAGATACATTCTTGCCAACTTACTCTGGAGTACGCTGATATCATATTTCCTGATATCGAATGTCCTACTCCTTTTACACGTGCTATGCCTGATGAGTATAAACATGACACAAGCATTGACACTTTTACTGCTTACAAAAATTACATTGGCAGCAAACCTTGGGTTGCATCTAATTATCTTCGTGACCCATCCCGACAACCAGATTGGGTGACAGTTAAATAAGTGTCCACTAAACCCTCCCATTCGGGGGGGTTTCCTGTTATAATATGTGTATAGACAACAAAGGAACTGTATGACTTTCGCCCCAAACCCTGTGACCACTGAGCAATTAGTTCAGTATCTTTCTGACCATGTTGGAAATGAAGTCGGATGCAAGAATGTTAAAGAGGCAGCAAGTCAATTAAAACTATCTTATGCTACTGCTTGTAAGCGTTTGAAGTCTTATAAAGCAGGTATTGGTAAGTGGAATTTGACTGCTGAACAAATTGAGAAAGCATATGAAGCACCTGCTGTAAATTCTGCTGCAAATTACATACCTGAAAAGGATGATTCTTATGTTCCTTTTGGTAATTTCAATAGTGTACGCAAAGTTATTTCATCTCGTAAATTTTATCCTACTTTCATTACAGGACTCTCTGGTAATGGTAAAACAATGTCTGTGGAGCAAGCATGTGCTGCAGCGAAGAGAGAGTTGATTCGTGTCAACATCACAATCGAAACAGATGAAGATGATCTTATTGGTGGGTTCCGTCTTGTTAATGGTGATACTGTTTGGCATAACGGACCAGTCGTGGAAGCTCTTGAGAGGGGAGCTGTGTTGCTTCTAGATGAGATTGATTTAGCATCTAACAAGATCTTGTGTCTCCAGTCCGTACTAGAAGGTAAAGGAGTGTTTCTTAAGAAGATCGGTAAGTATGTGCGTCCTTCTAGTGGATTTAATGTTATTGCAACTGCAAATACTAAAGGTAAAGGTTCTGAGGATGGTCGTTTTGTAGGAACTAATATTCTTAATGAAGCATTCCTTGAGCGTTTTCCTGTAACATTTGAGCAAGAGTATCCTACTTCTACTATAGAGACTAAGATCTTACTCAATGCAGGATGTGAGAAAGAGTTTACTGATAACCTAATCAAGTGGGCAGGTATTATTCGTAAGACTTTCTTTGATGGTGGAGTAGATGAGGTCATTACCACTCGTCGTTTGGTTCATATCGTTCAGGCATATGACATTTTTGGTAATCGTCTGGATGCTATTACTAAGTGTGTGAATCGTTTTGATGACGATACCAAACAATCTTTCCTAGATCTCTATACTAAGGTTGACGCAGGAGAAGATTCAGAGTATACTGAGGAGGAGAAATAAAATATGATGAAGTACAATGAAAATGAGATCTTGAAAGAGGTCTCTGATTATATCAGTGGGACTTACAGTGGTCACTACTCCTCAAACAATGTTCAGACATTGGACTTGATTGATTCAGTAGGTGATGCAGAGGCATTCTGTAGATCTAACATATTGAAATATGCCTCAAGGTATGACAGGAAGGGTACAGCACGTAAGGATATCATTAAGATTATCCATTATGCTGTACTTCTTCTACACTTTAATGATAAGACTGCTGCAGCAAATGCTCTCCAGTCCACCTCCACTCCTTTCTCCGTTGATTATGACAAGTAAATGACAGTAATTACCAAACCAACAATTGAAGTCCTTAAGAACTTTTGTTCTATCAACAAATCTATTGTTATTAAACCTGGCAATCAAATTGCTACGCTTAGTATTAATAAGAATATACTTGCTATTGCTGATGTTGAAGAGCAGTTTGAATCCCAAATTTCTATCTATGATCTGGGAGTATTCCTTGGAGGTCTATCTTTATTTGATCAACCAAAGATCGATACTACAGATTCAAATTATGTCACTGTAAGTGATCAGCGTGGTAAGTCTAAGACTCGTTTCTTCTATGCTGACCCTGATATAATTACACAACCTCCAGAGAAAGAGATTACCATTCCTTCTGTGGATGTTAAGTTCCGTCTTGAGGCAGGTGTTTTGCAGCAACTACAACGTGCTGCTATGGTCTATCAATTACCAGACCTATGTCTTTATGGAGATGGTACTGAGATGAGTCTATGTGTAACTGATAAGAAGAATGATACTTCTAATAGTTACTCAGTTCAGGTTGGTGCTAGTGATGATGAGTTCTGTTATTGTTTCAAAGTTGAGAATTTGAAACTTCTTGCTGGAGATTATAATGTAACTATTAGTAAGCAGAATGTTGCCCTCTTCCAAGGTAGTGGCATTAAATACTTTATTGCACTGGAACCTAATGCCTAATGATTTTTTATGGGTAGAGAAGTATCGTCCTCATAATATTGATGACTGCATACTTCCTACAGATGTGAAGAGTACCTTTAAGGGTTTTGTAGATCAGGGTGAGATTCCCAATCTATTACTTTCTGGTACTGCTGGTGTAGGCAAGACAACCATTGCTAAAGCACTATGTAACGAATTAGGGGTAGATAGTTATGTCATTAATGGGTCTGATGAGGGTAGATTCTTGGACACTGTACGCAATCAGGCAAAATCCTTTGCTGCTACTGTTTCTCTTACATCTACATCTCGTCATAAAGTTCTCATTATTGATGAAGCAGACAATACGACATCGGATGTACAACTACTCCTCAGGGCATCGATTGAAGAGTTTCAAAAGAACTGCAGGTTCATATTCACGTGTAACTTTAAGAATAAAATCATAGAACCATTACATAGTAGAACAACAGTAATAGATTTCAATGTCCGTGGAAAAACTAAACAAACTCTGGCGGCAGAGTTCTTTGAAAGATGTAGAGATATCTTGTCCAGAGAGAAAGTACGGTTCAATGACAAAGTGGTTGCCACAGTCGTCCAACAATACTTCCCAGACTTCAGAAGAGTCCTTAACGAACTCCAGAGATATAGCTCTACAGGTGATATCGACACTGGAATCCTTGCAACGTTAGGTGATGCTAAGATAGATACACTAGTAGATGCATTAAAGAATAAGAAGTTTAATGATGTGAAGAAGTGGGTTACTCAGAATCTTGATAGTGATCCTGTTTCTATAATGCGTAAATTATATGACAATCTGTCCTCTGTGATGGATGGTCCTAGTGTTGCTGCAGCAGTATTAATTATTGCTGAGTATCAATACAAGTCTGCCTTTGTGGTGGATCAGGAGATTAATCTCCTTGCCTGTCTAACTCAATTAATGTTGGAGTGTAACTTTAAATGACTTATGAAAATCACAAAGCGACCCTTCTTAATCTCCTAAAGGAGAGAGCATATAAAAAGGGAGCATATACATTATCATCTGGTCAACGATCAGAGCATTATATTAATTGTAAACCTGTAACACTATCGTGTGAGGGTAACGCACTTCTATCAGCATTGATTTATAGTGAGTTAGATTCTAAGTCAGTAGCAGTTGGTGGTCTCACCCTAGGTGGTGATCCATTAGTTTGTGGTGTTGCTCAGAGAGCATACTATAAGGGTGGTCACATCGATGCTCTTATTATTAGGAAGAATCCTAAAGACTATGGTACAAAGGAAGTCATTGAAGGTTTTAAACCTGATAAGGGTTCTGTTATCACAGTCCTAGAGGATGTCACTACTACAGGTGGTAGTGCTATGAAGGCAGTTAATGTCCTACGTGGTGCAGGTTACATTGTTAATAAGGTGGTTGCTATCGTTGATAGGATGGATAACCATAAGATCTGGGAACATAATAAGATTGAATTTGTATCATTATTCACCCTGCAGGACATTATCAATGACTAAGAAACCATTTGATGACACCAATTGGAGAGAAGAGTACAAAGCATATACAAGTGATTCAAGAGAACTTGAGTTGCTAGAAAATGGACCTCATAGTCTTGCTCAGTCATGGAGGATGCAAGCAATGTATGGTAAGTGGAAAAGGATTAAGGGTTATAAGGATCCTGAACCACCTAATGTTTCATCATCTTTGAAAGAATTTTTCCAAAAAACTAAAGACCAAGGCATTTAACTATGATTGATTTAAAACTAATACGCTTAATAACAGGCGAAGAAATTATCGCTGAAGTTGTAGATTGGAAGAACGGTATTCTAACTATTCAGAATGCTCTAACTATAATTCCACATCAGGATCAGGTAGGATTTGCTCCATGGGCAACTGTTATTGATCCAGAATTTCCTGAGATTGCTTTAGATATGAAACATGTTATCTATTCTGTTGCAGTTGCACCTCAGGTAGTTGAGCAGTATAATAAGATCTTTGGTACAACAAGTGATATTATTACTCCTGGTAAGCAACTAATTTTATGACCTCTTTGAAAACACCTCTTCGTTATCCAGGAGGTAAGTCTCGTGCTATCAAAAAGATGGTACAGTTCTTACCAGACATGAGTAAGTACAAAGAGTATAGAGAACCTTTTCTTGGAGGTGGATCTGTTGCTCTTCATATGACACAGACATATCCCCACCTAGAGATATGGGTCAATGATCTGTATGAACCTCTAGTCAATTTTTGGCAACAACTACAGGATGAATCAAATGAAATTACGACCAGGCTCAAAGCATTTAAAAGAGCATACCCCACCCCAGATAGAGCAAGAGAACTTTTTATCGAGAGTAAAGAACTGGTTAACGATGCCAGAGCCAGTCTCGTTACCCGTGCTGTTAGTTTTTATATTGTTAATAAGTGCTCTTTCAGTGGTCTTACCGAATCGTCCTCCTTCTCAAAACAAGCCTCAGACAGTAACTTTAGTTTACGAGGCATAGAAAAGTTACCAGAGTATTCTGAGATAATACAGAACTGGGTTATAACTAATCTAACTTATGAAAGAATGTCTTGTGATGAGAAAGATGTATTCACTTATCTTGATCCTCCTTATGAGATAAAATCTTCTTTATATGGTAAGAAGGGTGGTATGCATAAAGGATTTGATCATGATGCCTTTGCTGAAGAATGTGATAGACATACTAATCATATGATGATATCATATAACTCTTCTCAGTTAATAAGAGATCGTTTTAAAGAATGGACACCTAGTGAATTTGATCATACTTATACTATGAGATCCGTAGGTGATTATATGAAGGAACAACAAGAACGTAAAGAACTAGTTCTTTTAAATTACGGCATATGAAACAAGAATTTTTAGACAAAAAGGTTGCCTTAATAACAAACTTCATCTCCCCTGAACACGCAGCAGAATGTGCTCGTGAACTTCGTTATACTAATGAGATAGAGAATTTAACAAGTGATACTCCTGTTGCACCTAATGCATCTTCTATCTATGATCCTACATTTGGATTAGAAATTATGTGTGATAGAAATTCACTCATAAATGACATTGTTGGTGAGTTTGTTGTTCCAACATATTGTTTTTCTAGGATTTATAGAACTGGTGATACTCTTCCCAAACATATAGATCGTGCATCATGTGAAGTATCTTTAACAGTTCATTTAGATGGTGATGAAGAATGGTTATTTGCATGTTATGATAATAAACTCTCATTAAATCCTGGTGATGCTGTTTTGTATCTGGGACATGAAGTTCCACATTATAGGGTTGATCCTTATAAAGGAAAAGAGTATCTTCAACTTTTTATGCATTATGTAAGGACTAGAGGATCTTATAAAGAAGTTTATTTTGATGTCGAATCAAAAAAAGAAAGGAGTAAAACTAATGGCATATGATGATCGTTATCCTCTTAAGGATTATTTGAACACTATTAATTTAACAAAGAAGAACCTCATGGAGGATGAAGATCCTGCGTGGGAAAAGAATTATACTCCTTTTGTAATTAATAAATGTATGTCACATCACATCGATACTGTGATGTATGCAAATGAGATGAATCAATATCCTAACTTAGATAAGAAACTTCAGTACGATTTCTTTATAAATACCGTCAGATCCCGAAAGAGATTTTCTCCTTGGGGTAAAAAGCAAACGGTGAAAGATCTTGACCTTGTGAAAAAATACTATGGATATAGTAGTGATAAAGCAATTCAAGCCTTAAGGATCTTAACTCCAAAACAATTAGATTACATTAAAGAAAAATTAAACAAAGGAGGTAAGAAACATGGATGACGCTTTTTTAGAGAGATATCTTAGGAATAACTCACCAGATATAAATTTCTCTGAGGATGAGTTAAAGGACGCAATTGAAGCCTTAAAGAAGATGGAACCAGAACAACTTAACTATTTGACAAAAAATACTCCAGCTTAACTACATCACAATAAAAACTGAATAAATGAGGTGATAAATTATGAACGAACAACCTAAAGAAGTTCAATGGACAAAGAATGATATGGTGGAGGTGAACTTAAAGGAACCAGATGATTTCCTTAAAGTTCGTGAGACTCTTACACGTATTGGAGTTGCTTCCAGAAAAGAAAAGAAATTATTTCAATCATGCCACATCCTTCATAAGAAAGGACAGTATTACATAGTACATTTCAAGGAACTCTTCGCCCTTGATGGTAAGAAAGCAAACCTATCTGAGAATGATGTTCAACGTCGAAATCGTATCATCAAACTTTTATCTGATTGGGGTTTAGTAGAGATTGTAAAGGAAGACTCTGTTACAAACGTTGCACCCCTAAGTCAAATTAAAGTTATTGCATACAAAGAAAAGGGTGAATGGACTCTTGAGTCCAAATATAATATCGGTAAGAAAAGGCAACCTTCTGAATAGATATATAATATAGTTACAAATACTTTTCATGGCCGAAGAGATTAAAGAAGAGGTTGTCGAAGAACAACCTGAAGAAAAAAAGAAAGGTTTCTTTGGCAAAGCTAAGGATGCTATTCTTCCCGATGCTGACGAGCAAGCTGCTATCATTAGTACATTTGTTCGCATTACCGTTCTTGCCTGGAGCGGCGGAATATTGACTTTAAATTATGTCGCCATACCAGGTGTACCACAGCAGAAAATCGATCCAACTTTTATAGCTTCGGTTTTTACTGGGGTTTTAGCTAGCTTCGGAATTCAGACTGCATCTAAAAAGGGTGACGGTACTATGAAGATGAATGGCAACGGTGGAGGTAATGGAGGTGGCAACGGTGGCGGTGGTCCTACTCAGACTATTCGTATTGAACAAGCACCACTAAAAATCATTGCGGTTGATCCTAACAGCAAAGAAAAGAAAACTTACGAGATTTAAAATCATGCAGAAAATTGTAAATGTACTTGCTATTGCGTCTAGCGTTGTATCTCTTGCCGTTGTTGGCGGTGGTGTCTATCTTTATGTTCAAAAGGATGCCATCATAGAGAGTGTTACAGAGAAAGCACTTGGTGGTCTAGGTGGTCTAGGTGGTAGTCTTGGTGGAGATCTTCCTATAGGAACTCCTGATCTTGCTTCACCTATACCTCAAGCTTCTTTAGGTGGTGGCAGCATGGGACTTCCTATTCCAGGAAACGCTTTATAAATTACGAGGATCGTTATGGAAAAAACTAATTTAACAAAATGGTTTGCCCTTGGAGTGGGTGGAATTCTTGGTATCTCTCATATTGGTATGATTGGTATGCTTGCTACTAGAAATAATAGTACGTTGCCTGATTTAAATATACCTGCAGGTGATTATGTTACCTACGAGGCAGAGGTTGGAGAGGATGGATATAGGATTAGGTACAAAGCAAATGATCCTAAAACTATGTACATCACTAAAGATATTAAAAAGAAAGGTGGATTCCTAGGACTCGCTAACAACACTCAAAAAGTTGTTGAGGAGTACACAATGGATGGTGCTACACATCATGGTGGACCTGTTAGTACAAAGAGTGCTTGGATAGATCCAGCAGCACTTGCATATACAGGAGGAACTGCTAACGCAGAGGGAAAGTCGACTGCCAGAACCGAAGCTTGTATAAAGGCGGTAGGTGGTGGCGAACAATCGGGAAGACTTGTAGGAACTAGTGTTGGTGCCGCAGCAGCTCCTGCTGTATCAGGCATACCATTCGTAGGATGGTTGGCTGCTGGTTGGATAGCAATGTTTGGTGGCAACCAAGGTGCAGAGATCGGTGGTGGTATGGCACAGGAAATGTCTAAGGACTGCTAATGGATATCCAAAAGATAGCATCAACTGGAACAGCAGTAGCAGTAGTGAGTACTGGTGCGTTTGTCGGTGGCAATCATGTCGTCGACCAACAAACTGGTGGTCCTCAGAAAAGACAAGACGCACGTATAGAAGAGATACGACAAGTAGTAAGAGAAGAAGTATATCTACAATTAGTTAATGCTTGGCCACAAACTAGTGGTCCTGTTAAAGGATTGAAAGATCCTAAAGATTATAAGAAGGAGTTACCTCCAAAATAAATGGATACTTACCTATGGATCCTATTCATAATGTACCTAATATTACTCTCCGTGGACTTAATATACCTAACATAACAGTTAATGGTACAGGAATTCCACTAATACGAGATCAAGTTATAGGTGTCAATAACACTTATATTGCAGACATAAGGAATGTTAATATACATGAGACACGTAATTGGTTAGTCAATCCACCACAGGCAGTTCCAATAGCTGTTCCAGTCACTGTTAATGCTGGTACACCTATCGTTAATATGCCTGGTTGTGTAACAGTACACAAAGAGAATGCTAAGAAGGATCCATCTAGCAATAAGAATCTAGTAAACGATGATCCTAAAGGACAGACTACGTTGTGTGATGCTGGTATGCCTTACTACCAACCACCTGACTATGACTATAGAGAATTATTTTGGCAGACAATTAATACAGAACCTGATGATGTCGATGAGGGTGTAGATACTGATACTGATGTAGATACAGATTTTGAGACACCTGGAACACCTGAGATACCAAGTACAGGTTCAGACGAGGTAGAGTGTCCTCCACCTAATGCTAGACGCATAGGTGATAGGAATCAAAAGGGTGATGAGCAAGTTAAAGAATATAAACTAACACCTGACGGTAAAATCTGTGAGACCATCTGGGAACCAGTACCAGCAGTGGAACAATTCCTTCCATCAGCAGGTGTTGTAACAACTACGGCAACGATTGCGACTGTGGCAACTGCGTCTGCCCTATTTGCCAAACCCCTAGCAGATCTTTTGCTGAAGGCTGTGAAACCTGTCGTGAAGAAAGTGATGGCGAAGATTCAGAAGTTGTTAGGGAAGACAGAGGAACGCCGTCCAAACTTGACTGAGAGGATGACTGAGAAGTACCGAGAGAAGAAGGGTCTACCACCTCTGAAGAAGAAGGGTTAGTCCACTGTGGTTGTGGTATCTGGTGTTCATGTGGAATGATCTGTCCACCTGGTGCAGTTACAACTACGTCAGCACATATAGCAGCATAAGGTGAATTTGGATGGAACATAATACCAGCCTTCATGAGCTCACCACAATTTTTGAGACGAGCGATCTCAAAGTCTAATCTTTTATTAGCAGTCACTTGTTGAACAGATGCTACTTGTGCTGTTGCAGCTTCCTTACACTTCCTTTGCATACCTCTGTTGAGTGGTATCGAAAGCGTAGCAGAGAGACCTAGGTTGAAACTCTGGTTCGCCTTCATATCAGTCCTTACTGGTTTATACCAACTAGGTGTCATATCTCCACCACCATCAATTAGATCTGGAACACCATTAGCACCATCTACATCTTGAATGATAGTAATGTCTGATCCATCTGGGAACCATCTTACTGTCTCTCCAGCATCATTAGTATAGGTTCTATCATCATACCAATCTTCCCAAGGATAGTTTTTGACATTAACATAAGTAGGAGTCATCTTACCACTTATGTCAGTAGTATTATATTGTGGTTCGTTATAGAAATCTTCCCAAGGATCTTTCCTTGAATCTGCAAATTGAATATATGGTGTCATGTTAAGAGTCGTACCTTGACACGACACACCACCACCGTAGGTGTTAGTTACATATGGACCTTGTAAAACCTGTATTGCCTGGTTAGTTACTGAGCCAGAAGAGTTGGCTATAGGATTAGCAGTAGCACTTACACCACCTACACCTTGAGCTAGTGCTCCTATAGGTAAAGAATTAAAACTAAGAACCGCTGCGGCTACTGCGTAAACACGCTTGTTGTGTCTGTGACGGATTCGATTGTGGTGACTCTTTGTATTAGAGTTTGATTGGTCATGCCTGGACCTTGATAACTCTGGGTGAATTGAAACGCCGCACCTGGAGTTGTCATTGTGTATGTACTTTGATTGGAGAGATCTAATGCATCGAAGGAAGATGTTACGCTTCCCGTGATAGCTCCTTCTCCAGTTCCTACTGAAGGATCTATTGTCACTGTTGATGTATTCACATTGGGGTTGAGTGCTGCTCCATCGTTGGAGATGCCTACCCCAGTCACTGAGTATTCCCATCCTGTTCTATAATCTACTGAATTTATGGTTTCCGTGACTGTAGATTCAGTCTCGGTATGGCTCGTCATCGAACCCTGTTGGAAGTTTGGGACCACTGGTACCGCAAGGGTTCTAGACGGAATTAATAATACTAGTAGTAGGACAAACTTCTTCACCCTTAATCACCTAACGTATGGTAAGTTCAGTTACGAATTGAGACGTAGCTGAAGTGTTAGCTCCACCAGCTGCTACACCACTAAATGCGTGAGCACTAGAGACATTACCAGCTAGGTTTCCAACAGTTCCACCAGCAGTGGAAGACATGTCACCAAAGTTGTTAACAGCACCTACAGTCGGAGCACTAGTAGCAATAGCATCGCCCTGAGTGTATGATTGGCTAAAGCTGAAAGCTGAGCCTGCTGTTTTCTGTTCTGCTACAACTACACCAGGCGTATAAACACCTGAAGTTATAGCACCAGTTGATACTGCATCAGTAACAGCACTACCACCAGTAGGTGTTATTGATGTATCTACACCACTACCACTGACAGCGAATGAGGATCCGATTCTGTTAGTAGAAGTATGAGCACCTCCAACACTTAGTTGGACACTAGAAGCAAATCTAGATGTAATGTCTGCCCTCACTGGGTTTACCAAAGCACCAAAGGTTGCAAGCATAATAAAAGGAATAAATTTTTTCATGCCATTTGACATTGTTATCTGTGAACTATATAGGTGTTTATAACCGTATCAAATATGTACGGAGTGTACCATTTAAGATTTTCATAGTGTGTGCTTAAATAGTTATGTCGCCGTAAGGGACACACATTTACACTCGCTTTTAAAGGAGAACTATGAACACACTAGCAAGATACCATGCTGCTAATCTTCCTGAACTTATGGAAAAGATTAGTCGTAACGCTATAGGCATGGATGAATATCTAAATAGATTCTGGGAAACAGAATCCCAATCTAAATATCCACCATATAATTTGGTGCAACTGAATAATAATGAATCAAAACTCGAAGTCGCCCTTGCGGGGTTTAAGAAGGATGAAGTTAAAGTCTATACGGAGTTTGGAAAACTACATGTCGAAGGCATCAAAGAAGATAAAGAAACAGATGCAGAGTATAGACACAGGGGATTGGCACAACGTTCATTCAAACGCTCTTGGACACTCAGCGAAGATTGCGAAGTTCGACAGGTCGTATTTGAAGACGGACTCTTGTCCGTACAATTAGGACAAGTAGTACCTGAGCATCACACACGTAAGGATTACCTGACATAATAATTGGATAATAACCACCCCTTAACCTTCTCTTAGTTTACATATCAACGAAATTTGATATAATGTATACATAATACAGTTTCTATAGAAAACTATGAAAGCATTAGCAGTCGGCCTGCTCGCACTGAGTGTATCCGCACCAGCATTTGCAGGTCCATACGTATCCACCAAGTCAGAATTTAAAGGTGACGAGGATGGATATAGTAAAGCAGTAAACCAAGCAAGGATCGGAACCACCTTCGATGTAGGCATTGGAAAATCATATGTTGAAGCAGGTGGTGGTATTACTTCTCCTGATAGTGGTGACGCTGAAGGATTCAAGGTTGCTGAAGTTGGAACAAAGTTTAAGGTAACAGACTCACTCTCTGCTAAAGCAAAGTTTGAGCACAAGTGGTCTCCCGATGATGAGAGAGACTGGAAATTTGA